CCAAGATTCTTTAATCTTATTGTCTGGATAGGCAATCAACACATATCTAGGCTTCAGCTTATTCATGATGTTGATTGTAGTGAAGATTTTACCAAACCTCGGACATAAATTAAGAATACCAAACTTACCGTTTCTTATCCATCTATCAGCAAACTCAGCCTGTCTTTGATCTCTTAGTGTCATAAGTATTTGATTATATTACCTTTAGCATCTGATATGATGACAATATTAAACTTCTCATCGTAATGATTAATCACTCTTTCTGCTATCTGTTGCATGTTTCCCCACATATTCAAATAAATAAAGAACTCCTGAACACCAAATGGTCCAAGATGCTTGTCCTTGTTATGATGTTCTCTATAGTAGTTATAGATTACATCCATTACATTATTTTGTCTAAGGGTTATATACTGCTCTTTTGTCATCTGTATAAATTAAAATTGTTGCTGACCAGAATAACCACTCAAAATTCACAGCTAAATGTCGACTTTCTCCATCATAAGAGGAGAAATACGTGCTTACTGTTGGAATAAACACACATTGCCAATAGTCAGTAGTTTTGCGAGGGTGTGTGGATAGTGTTAATAGTTTAATACTCATTTTATTTATTTATATTTTCAATTATTGAATCTGCCATCTTGTTTTTTCTAATTTCAATTTGGTTGTCTATATTATCTACTTGAGCATTTAAGTAACCAATCATGAATCCATTCATCCAAAAGGTTCTATCATTCTCATCACAATGATGACATCCTTCCCAAGCAGATTCTGCTAATTGTTCCAGTTCTTTTCTTGTCATAGTTATTTGTTTAGAAAAAATGATTTGTTAACTACAGACTCATAATCTGCATCTGTCATGTCTTTTTGCTTAGGCAGTTCTTTGAACATACCTATTTGACCCATAAATCCCAATCCTATCCTTACATCATCCTCACCATAAGAATTCTTAATTAACCTAAGACTTCTGAAATACTTGGCACCATACTGATCTTTTAGCTTAGTCATGTCATAACCAGATGTATCAGCCACTTTATATCTCATTGGATCAAACAATGCTAGAACAACATCAGCATCGTTCTGTGTAGAGCTTGATTCTGCAAAATCCTCTAGTTGAGGTTCTACATCACCATTCTTCAACCTAACAATGTTTGATATGCTCCTATTGAATTGACTCACCACAACTGGCGTATATCCATAGAAATCTCTAGCATACCTGAGCTCATCACTCATTTTGTCGATAGCTTCTTTCTTTGTAGGTTGGTCCTTGGTAGTCTTTAATAGACCAATGTGGTCTATAATTACAATTGTAACCGTGTTCTCATCATCAGGAATATACTTCTTGGTGAACTCATCCACTTGGACAATCTTACCATTGGCTTCAGCATATTTCTTCAAATCTTTGGCTATACCTACGGGATTCTCTGCACCATCTATAATAGTGACAACATCCTCCATATTGTTCATGTAGTCTTCATACATCAGAAATACATCATGCTCATCAGGAGTCATCCTATCTGTCCAGCCTAACATCTTAGGAACAGGAATAACTATGCCTTGATCTAGAAAGATCTTCCTGCTCACCCATTTAGCAAATTTGTATGTTCTAGAGCGTTCCATTGAACGATATACAATGCGTAATTTGATATTTGGGGCTTTATGCATGAGATACCAGTCAATAGGATTGAGAACAAAGGCATCATCAATAAAGCTTGTCTTACCAGAACCTGTTAAGCCACCTACCAAGAAATACATGCTCTTTCTAATACCAATATACCTATTGAGTCTATCAAAACCCATGGGTATACCGTTATTTATACCTTCTAAGCCTTTAGACACTTCTTTCTTTAATAACTCAAAACTCATATGTCTGTTCCTCCTGTAACTTTTGTAGGTTCTATAACTAGTTTCTGTCCTTCTCTAATCAGTTCAATAAATGGATCAAATGTGCGTTGGTTCAGATAGGTGAGACTGTTCTGCATGAATGTGAGTCTATTTGTGTCTGTCTTAATAGAATTCTCTTTCTTCTGCAGCACTTCAAACTCTAAAGCTTGAATCATCTCCTCCACTGTGCATTCTCCCTCTCCAATTATTTTATTGAACTTCAGAAGACATTCATCTTTCTTAGCTCTAAGTCCTCTGGTGCCTATAAACATCTTTCCTTTGTATGTGAATGTGTCTGTGCCTGGATATGCTTTCCACCAAGCTTCAAACACATCATCATCTGGTTTAACCTTTGCAATGGTTTCTCTAGTAGGAGTGTCAAAGAAGGCAAGTAGTTCCTTGCCTTCTATTGTGAGCTTATAGTTCTCAGTGACTAATTGCTTCCTGAGAATCGTTTGACAGAGTAGACATAACTTGGGAGTTGTCTGACATAGGGTCACCACATCGAATTCCTCTTGAATCATCTTCAAAAGGTAGATCATATCCAATGTAAACCCTCGCTGGATTAATGTCTCGTACTTCTTGAATGTTATTTTTAGATTCATCTTTTACCACTTTAATTATTGCTGAATTCCTTATTATTTCATCTCGAATCTGTCTTTCTAATAACATCACTTCTTCTTGCAAATATATCACATCCTTGAGGAAATCTCTCTCAAAATCTTCTTGAATCATAACTATTGTTTTTAATATCCAGCCCAACCAAAGAATACCCATCTACCTTCTCTTTCGGTAGTGGATGGTTTATATTTCACCTTAGCTACAAGAGCATGTGAGGCATTATTAAGACATCTTTCCATCTTAATCACTGTAGTGCATTGATGCTTCTCTGAGTAATCACGAGCGCGTTTAACAGCATCTCCTTTTGTTACAGCACTAGCAATCCTAGATTCTCCACAATAGACAATGTATGTAAGAACCCATTTCTTTGTACCAGGAGTGACAATGTGCTCAACTTGACTCTTGGTCTTGTTCTTATTTTCAACTGGCTCCTGAAGACAAATAGCCTGTGCTCCTTGATGTTTAGTGAGTTTGTCCATAGCATCATTCATATACTGATCTATGCTCTTACCACTAGCTTTCCATTCTTTTGTTACATCTCTGCATCCTGAAGAAGAGTTAATCTCTCCACTATAACCTTCTTGATGACCATATTCATCATTAGCACGATCTACAGCACGATCATAAGCGTTTTGTACATTTTTACCTTTTGACTGAGTTTGAAACCAATTTGCTCCCATGATTTATTGTTTTGATTTTATAAAAGAATTCCATATGTCATCGTTTTTCTCAGCACATGTTCTACATTTAGTGCTAATCCATCCCTCGGTTGTACCAAGGTCTTCTCTAGAGCCACAACTGATGCATATATTGTAGCTTATGTGTGTAGCGAGACTAATCATACCATCAATGTGTTGATCACCTCCTGAATAATAGAATCTAAGAGCGCCAAACTTCTCTTTAACTTGGCTACATCTAACTTGAGGACATCTGTGTTCACCATTAGCATCCCACATTTTCCAATGGTCAACGTGAGACTGAATAGATCCACAGAGGTCATCAACCAATTGAAGCCACGCATCAGGAACTTCCCAGTTTACACCATAAGGATTACCCTCATATGGCTCAAATATCCGTGGATACTTCTGTATCAACTCTTGTTGTGTCATTTTTCTTGTTTTTAAGTTCTTCTTCTACCTTTTTCCTGATTTCTTGGTATTCATAATACGTAGGATCAATTCTAAGACCAAATTGTAAATTAAACCAATCGAGTGTACGCCATGCTTTTTCTTTATTACATTTAAGCACCTTCTTAACTAGAGGAAATGCATACACCATAAACTCTGTATGTTGTTCTTTAGTCATGGTGATGTTACTAAACCACCATTCATCTTTTAGCGCATCTTCTACAGTGCGACCAACTAGCTTTAATTGCATCTCTATAAGATGATCGCCTAAGTTTTCTCTTGTTATTTTACTCATATATTATATTTTATTGTATACAATGTCTGTTATAAGGATACAAAAAGCTGTTTTTGTCCTTTTTATAACACATTAAGAATATAAGTTATTTATTAAGTCTAGTAACGTCTAGTGTACAACCAAACATTTTAAGAACCTGAAGAATACCATCAAGGTTCAAGTTAGTCTTTCCCTGTTCTATTTTTCTTAGTACAGTGAGAGCCACACCAGCCTTTTCAGCAAACTCTTTTTGGTCAATTCCTATCTGTTTTCTTTTTTGCTTGACAAAGTTGGCTATTTTTAAATGTTCCATGTCTTCTCCATTACCCAATATCTTGTCTAAATCATTAGATATTAGCAAAGGAGTAACAAGACAGCTATTTAAGAGAAGTGAATTCTTATCAAGCTCACGCTGGATCCACCATCTTTCTCTACCATCTAAGTCTTCTTCTAAAGGAACATATTCTAGAACATTGACAACAGGTGCATGACCTATATCTTTGAGGCTATTAACCCACTCTTGAACCTTCTCAGAATGACTTTTAGTTAAGTGCTGCAAAGGTCTTATCATACCTTGTGTAGACTTACCAATGTAATGTATCTGATTAGTGAATGGACAAGAGAGGGAGTAAATTAGTCTCTGAGATTTCATAATTATATCTTTTTACATACAAATGTAAATAAAAATAATGAAACTACCAAATAAATCTTTTAAAACATATAACACATTATAAGTAGGAATAATGTGTAGATTCTCACATTATTCGTACATGTTATGTGATTTTAGAATAAACTAAGCTGATTTGGATCAACAACAATCTTACGTTTCTTACCATTGAGAGCTATTTTATGAACTATACGTTCAGCTTTATCAATGTAATATTGGTAATTAATTCCTGCTGTATCTACATCTGTGTTCTTAGGAAGAAAGTTACAAACTGTACACACCCACTCACCAGCTTCCACTTGGCTTACATCAACAGCATTTGTTGTACATTCAGGATTCTTAACCTTTAAGAGTTTCTCTCCTGTATTGCTAACATAATACCTTATGAGCTTATTGTATACAGTCTTTTCACCCCTTGCTCTATTCCATCCCTCATAATGGAAATCTTTACTAGACTTTTGTCTAAGACAAAAATCAAAGATGTTATTATGATCCATAATAGTAGTAGCAATAGGTATGTTGTGTACATAATAAGCTTCAAGGGCAAGAGGAACAATACGAGCAGACTTGTTTTTATGAAGCTCGAAATCCGTGAGGAAGTCTCCCTTCTTTTTAATTTCTCCATCTGTTTTAATTGCTATGTAATCATTTACGGTTGAAAATATAATCTTTTGATAATCAGTGCGCTCTAATTCATAACTAGTGAGATTCATCCACCACTCGTTAATAGCTTTCATAAGTTCTATGTCACACTTCTTAATCATAATTGTAACACCATCTGTATTAGCACTAATAACATGTATACCTCTGAGCTCATATGCTTCAATCAGCATCATTAGACTAAGTTCTCCTGTAATAGTGGTGAACATAGTGAGTTGTCTATCATATATCCAGTTCTGCATGTCTGAGCTCTTACCATAAACAGAGTTTACAGCAAGCTTTAGTGCTCCTACAATACCTTTAATCTTCTTATCCTTCTTAGCTAATGGTTTAAGTTCCAATCGTTTATCAAACATTTGTTTGTAACCTCTAAGGAACTCTTTACCCAAATGCTGAGGATACCGCCCATTATTGATAATGATGGCTGGATAGTATGAACTAACATCCCAATCAATGATTTCATATTCATCATTAGCTTCAAACACTTCAGGCTTATTCTCTGTATGAATACCGCCCTTCATAAAAGAATATACATTACCATAGAAATGTATCTCTTCTTTGAAATCATCCTGCATACCAAGTTTCATCTTCTTAATACGTAATAGAAACTGTTTAAGCTCATCAGTTTGGAACGCTACATATTCAGCAATACATTTCTTCACAAACACTTCCTTTCTAAAGAATCCCTTTTTAGGGAGCTCTTTATATGTAATGTTCTTCTCCTGGCAATAATACTTCTTGATCATTTCATCACCAATCTTAGAGTCTGAATAGTTAAGACAAGGAATATCAAACTCTTGTTCTATATCCTGTCTCAGTTCTATTTGATTGTTTCCTTTATATAAAGGATGTTCACATTTACCAATAGTGATAAGATAGAATTGATATGTAGCTTGTACATCATTTATACAATAATTGATGGTTGTTACCACTTCTTCCTTAGTCATGTCAGTTTTAGTGTGATGAATTGGCATCTCTTCAATGTTCTCAAGATCCATCTCAAACTCTAGCCTCTTCAAGCTCACTCTACGATTCTTATTATCGTAGTGATGAATCTTAAAGAGATCTAGTTGACGTAGAGATAATTCTTCTTCTCTATACTCAGGAAACACATCATAATTAGCATCATGTATAACATCTGCTGCTTTCTGTGCTATTCTTCCACATATGTCCAAGTTAGATAAATCGTACCATTTTTCATAGTTTCTGATGACCCACTCAACCACTTGACTGTCAAACCTGAGATTGTTGTAACCCACCCAAAAGAAGTCAGTGTGCTGCTCTGTGTATTTGATAAACTTGTAAAGGTCATCTTGCCATTTATTTAAACTAAATTCATAATATTTGTCTTCTTGTGGGTTATAAACAACAATCAAGAAGAACTCTTGCATAGTTTCTATGTCATAACAAAGAATGTTCATATATTAAATGTTCTGTTATAATAATCTGCTACAAACTTAATCTTCCAATCCCCATCTTCATCCAAAGCATACATAATTGCTTCTTCTATGTTTCTTTTCTCTTTAGCCAATAGATTGGATACTAAGTTATCAAACACCTCATTAGTCTCATATCTTGATTTTACATAATCAGCAAGTCTTTCTACAGGAGTTTGTG